TATGTTTTACGGCTTTCAAAACGATTCACTCAATGTCAAGACCCGTGACGGGCTGGATGACATCCTGATTGAAGAATTGACCTTCGTTCGGCGCGACGGAACGATTCTCCGCGCTCCGATTGGAAGCACGACCGATGGGTTGTCCACGCCGAAGATTGTCCGGCTCATTCCGGGCTACGACGCGACGGGCGATGACTGGTGGAGCGGGGTCTTGCACGATTCTGCCTACCGCGATTTCCTGCAAGTGAACGAGGGCGTCTGGAAGCCAGCGCACTTCACGCAGAAAGAGTCCGATGACCTGATTCTCGAAGCTATGGAATTGCAGGGCGTCGGCTTCATCCGGCGGCACATCATCTATTTTGCGCTGCGGATGTTCGGAAGTTTCGCGTTCAAGGGAGACAGAAAAAATGTCCAGTAGCAATCACGTTGGCACATCCTCCGCGTCGGCGGTGAAGGACGGTTGGGGTTGGTTGACGGCGGCGCGAACTGGCGGGCCTCCATTCATTTCGCAAAGACGCTTGAATCCGGCGTCCAGACGTTCGCAAAATGCGTAAAGGGTTTCCTCAATCACGGCGATGATTTTCTCATCGCGCTCAATCGTGGTGACGTAGGCGGGGAACTTTCGGCGGTATGACATGAATTTCCACCATGCGCGGCCAGTGACAAACATCGAGCCGTGAACCTGCAAAACATAATCGTCCGGCAACTTGCCGGCCATCAGGTATTTGACGTGCGTTTTTGCTTCGGGACATTTCAGTTCCAAGCCCCCATCATCTCCGATCAATCCATCCGGCGAACACCCTATTTTACCGTCGTCCGTGGTCGCAAAGCCGCACGGAATAATTTCCTCGTTGAACATGAAGGTGTAATAAGGCTTCGCGCTTTCTTCGAGTATGTTGCCGAATTCCATTTCTGGCGTTTTATTCCCCGGCGTCGGCGTTCCAGTCCACCGCTCGGACAGCTTCATTGCAAAGTAGCTTTCAACCATTTCGCCGTCTCTGGCTTTGAATTTTGGCGTGATGAGATTTTTGAATTCCGACGCTGTTGGAATCCCAGCCCGCGCCATCTCCCACCAGATTGTGTTCTGGACAATCGGCGATTCAACGCCGCCGTCGTTTTTGTAGGTTGCGATTTTCATAAGCGCTCTGCTTGCTCTTGAATCCATTCCGCCAATTCGTTCACCTTTGCCCAGACCGCATCCGACAATGCTTCATCGGCTAATTTCAGTCGCGCCATGTCTTGCAACGTCCCCGCGAAAACATTCAACTTTGCCTTGTCCGGCGCGGCGGCGGCTTTCTTGGCGGCAGCTTCCGCAAGCCGTTTTTCCTCGGCAGCAGCAGCAGCAGCGTCTGCAATACGCTTCGCCTCGGCATCGCGCAACGACTTCGCTTGCGCCTCGGCAGCGGCTACTTTTTTCCGTTCTTCTTCCGCCTCGGCCTTCAACCGGTCATTTTCTTCGCGGTCTTTTCGCGCCTGCTCTTCCCGCGACAATCGCTCGGCCTCGGCTTTTGCCGCCGCATCAATTTTGGCTTGGCGTAACAGTTTGGCATCGGCCATTGTTTTTGCATAAGCGTGTTCCGACAGGTCAGACAGGTCGCCCATAAATGGAGTTTCCAAGATTGGATTCAACTCGGCTTCACGCGCCAGCTTTAGCGCGGTCTTGCGCGCCGCCTCCGCGCGCTCGGCGATGTCCTCGGCCTCCTGCAATGCCGTTTCAACCGGCGACAGGTCGGCCAAAAGAATGTTGTGAAACCCGTCCACGGCGCGTCCATAGAGCAAAGCGTGTTCCTTTTGCTTCTTGCGCGTGGATTCACTTTCCAGCCGGACGGCGCGAATAGCCAGACGGCAGGCGCGGGACTTTCGGATTTCCTTGACGCATGTTGCGTCCTTGACGGATTCGGCAACGCCGCGAGCGTCATCAATGGCCAACCGTGCTTTGTCGAAGATTGGCCGGAACGCCTCGACAAGAGTTGCCGTCGCTGGTTTTTCGAGTCCCGTTTTGTCGGCATACTTCACCAGCTTGTCGTCGTTGGCAGACACAACTTCTAATTCAATGGTTTTTGGTTCAGTTGTCATAATTTTCTGTGTTTTGGTTTTGGTCTTCTACAATGGCTTGGCAGATTTTAGCATTCTTTCCAGCATCGGAAAGTTGGCGGCGGGGATTTCTCCAAACGTAGCCGCGCCCGCCAACTTTAAAAAGGCGGCAACATTCCGATTCAACATTTTTACCTGATGTTCAAGCTCCCCGGCCTGCTCCGGCGTGACCTTCTTATTTGTCTCGCCCAAGTTGCGCGGGTCATCACCTTCTTGAATGCGCGATTTAAGCCCGAACATCTTCATCACCAGATGCCGCCACGCGCTTGTTGTCGCCCCGGTATCGGCTGCGGTCGCGTCCTTCATCCGGTTTGTTCCGCCGGCCCGCACGGAATACTCGCGGGTTTCTTCGTGTCCATCCTTGTGAATCAATGTGATGACAGCGACCTGCTTGCCATCCTCATCCCGTTGACCAAAAAGCATTGTGAATCCGTGTTTGAATAGAACAGGATCAAGTTTTGAGGCGAGTTCTTTTTCGCTGCAATAGGAGTAACAGACCACGCCAGAATCGTTTTTGGCCGACTTGTCAGCGTAAAAATTCATCGTGGCGATTTCGGATTTGAGTTCAAAGAAAGCGCGGTTGAACTTGGCTTTGGACTCGAATGCGACTTCTTCCCGGCGCATGGCGATGATTTCCTTGACGACGGCCACGTTCTCTGACGTGACGCCTCCGCGAACAGCCGCGTCCAAGATTTCAAGCGATGACGGAACTTGGCGCGGTGCGGCGACCGGCATAGGATCGCGCACGGCTGGCAAAAGTTCACTCTCGCCAGTAAATTGCGCGTTGTGCTGTTTGGCTGTTTTTAATTCGCTCATATTTCCTTTGTTGGTTGGTTTGTCAAATTGGATTTCGCCGCGAACCGCGCCGCCTCTCCAAGAGCGCGGCCTGTGACCTTTACTTCGTCTCGCGCCTCGACGGATGGATGAAGCAAGAGGTTGGCAATCGCCAGCCCGTGTTCAACTTGCGCGGCGGTGAAAACGTCGTCGGCTGTTTCAAATGTTTCGCTCATAAATCGTTTTTCCGAATGTCGGCATCATGGTCGGCGGCGTCCAATTCCCTGTTCATGCGCGCATCCTCGTCCACCGGCTCCGGTTGCTCCTGCCGGTCGTAAGCGAATTGCGCCCGCTCGTAGCTCTGGATTGATTCGGTTGTGGTCATGTCAAAATCCCTAAATCAATTGCTCATTTTGTCAAGGTCGTGGCTCATTTTTTTCTCAGCAAGTTCCTGTTCACCCTTAAAAACCAGCCGGCCATTCGCGCACGCGAAGATGTTCCGGCCAATCGGCGGGATCGTGCGACACCTTGCCGTTGAGCGAAATTTGTTTCACGAAAACGGCCACGCCAGCCGCGTTGCCTTGCTCCACGAGCGATTCAATCCATTCCAGCTTGCACTCGCGACGGCGCGGGCCGGACTCGCATCCGATGATGAGCCAGTCCAGCTTACGCAACCCATCGTATTCGTTGGTGTTGGTGGTTTTTTTCGTCGCCATCCCATCAAAAACCGCCAGCCATCGGAGCGACACCGGCCCAATCAAAGGTTCAACCGATAGCCCCCGGCACACCTCCGGAATCTTTAGCAGTTCCGGGATGCGCCTGTCGGCCATCGGTTGATTCTCCACGCTCGTCAGCATGACGATATTTGTCGGCGGCTGCCCATTTGTCCACGCCTCCAGCCAGTTAAGCAGCGGAGTTTTAATTTCATATCCGCGAATTGAAGTCATCATAGCCCTCATTCTTGGAAAGAAATTCTCCGGCCTCTTGGTGCAGTTAATCAGCGTCACATCCGGGCATCGGCGTTGAACGTCGAGGAAATGAGCCAGCGTTTCGATTGGCCATTTGTCGTCAAGCCAATCGCTGTTGCTGTCGCAGAAGATTCGGCGGCGGTGGAATGTTATCGGGATCGGCTTGTTGGAAGTGCATTTCCCCCAACAAATCTTTTCATGTGATGCGACTCCGCATTTGTTGCAAATCCACGGCTTGCGATTCATTGCCAGCATGGATTTCTCAAAGCCCTTGACCGGCACACGCTGGCCTTTGTCGCCCCACGTCTCGATGCCACGGTGACGAAGCACGCGAGCGGGAGTGTCGTTGGCGGCGTAGCACGAGGCGCAGCCTGCCGAAACCTTCGTGCAGCCGATTACGCAATTCGCGGATGAGTCCGCCCATTGGATTTTTGTTTTCGCGCTCATGTTAAAAATTCAATCTCGCTCATGGTAATACCCTCTGCATTTTCCACTGGCCGTTTTCTTTCCAGACCAGCCAAAATGCCACTTCCGGCCATTGCGCAGCCGCAAACCTGATCGTCAGCATCCCCCGCGCGACATTCTTCATTTGTTTCGGCCCCTTGCATTCCCAAGCCGTCTCTTTCGCCCAACCACCATCATCCGGCCAGCTTGATGATGTCACGTCAGGCCGATACCATGCGCCATTTGCCAGCTTGTAACGCTTCGCCTGCGCCCGTGGGCGCGGGTAGTTAGGGAACTGCGCGGATAGAATGGCAAACCATTCCGCCTCCAATTTATTCATCAGCGGCCTTGAAGATTGGCGGATGCGGACGCCCGGCGCGGCGGTGGAATTGACCCGCTTCCGATATCCGGTCGCCGTTTCGCCAAACTCACGCGACGAAAATATCTCACGCCCCGCCGAATCGCGTCCAATCGGTTCGTATATCTTTCCGCCGAATTGGATGGGGGTGGTCATGTTATTCAAACACCGTTGCTTTCCATCCCTCGCGGAACAAACGCATTGAAATCTTTCGACCGGCAAACTTGGCGGCGGCATAGCATCGCTTCTGTTCGACTTCCCCGATGACATAAAACTTGTCGCCAACTTTTGAGCGGCGGAATGCCTCGTTTAGTTGCTCATCATTGAACACTTTGGTTCGTTTCATTGGTTGAAAATTAGCAGATGATTTTACAACATTCAAGCCTTTTCCAAAAGTTTCTGAAAATATGTTTGGCTCGTCTGGCACGCTGATTGCTTTGTTAAATCCCCCATCCTGCGTAAAATTGCTCATTGATTTGAGCAAACCGGCGTTCAATCGCGGGAATTGTAAATGAATCTTCCGGTTTCCACGGTGGATCGTCGTCCAGCAGGCAACGCTCGCGCACGGTCGGATTCCGGTCGCGCCAGCGCAGTTTCAACCGGAACCCGCAAAACTGCTCATACTCGCCGGAATGACGTTTGGCGTGTTTGGATTTCATGGCGTCGTTTTCAGTTCAAACGGCTTCTCCGGCTCGTCCAGTTCACCGCGCAGCGGTTTCAGGCTGGTTATCCATTTCGACCGGCACGGAGGGCAAATGCCATGACTCACCTTGTGCGCGAACGGATTTCCCCCCATGTATTTCCCGCACCAAGCGCAGGATTTTCGTGTTGTGAACCAGCCGTTGCGCCACAGAATCAGCGCGGTTTCAACCGGGATCAAGATTTTGGTTGGATGTTCAATTCTCATGGTTTCCTCCCATTCAACATTCCCGCAATTCCAGGATTGACAGGACGCCCGGACTTGAACTCGGCGCGCACAACGTCCAATGAATGTCCGACAAGGCACTCGTGGATAAAGTCGGTTAAGCATATCGCCTTGCCGCCATTCGCCCGCTTGCTCGCCCATTTTACAAGCCCAAATTCCCCCCGCTCAAGCTCGGCATAGACAATCTCGCGCCGCTCCAGCGGGACGTTGCAATACCGGCAAACTGGCGACTCGCCGTTCACCCAATCTTTGAACGTGCAGCGCGGGCAAATGTAGTAGTGCTTGCTCACGCGGCCTCGCTTTCCCCACGCCGCGCAACTTTAGCCCAAAAAAAGACGGTGATTCTTCCTTGTGATAGTTCTATGCGGATACTGGCCGCGCCCGGCTCAAGGCCAGTGGCCTCAAGTTGTGATGGTGAAAGTTTTTTGCTCATAATCGTTGGTTAGTAACTTCCCGGCGTTGTTGATGTTTAGGGTTAAATTTTCTTGCCGAATCTGTTGCACTCATAAAGCACGGTTGCTTCCGTGCCGCTGATTTTGTGGGGGTATTCGGCGTTTGGCCAAGCATAGAGCGTTTTGACAGGAACACTCAAAGCAATGTAGCGGTCGCTCTTCTTGTCGCGGAATTGATCGGCAAAGTAGGGCCGTGAAACGAAGTGGAATTTGCCTTCTCCGCACTCTTTGTCCTTTAATGATGGCGATGGATGCACAATCCGCTTTCCTATCTCCCACTTGGTTTCGTTCTTGTCGCCTTCCTGGGTCAGAAAGTCCTTGGAAACACGCTTAAATAAAGTCACTAAAGTCACTTGACCTGACTTCAATTCAACGCCTTCGCGCTCAATCCATGCTTCCGTTCCAGCTTTCTGCACAGGCCGGATTATCGTCGCGGTTTTGCTTTTGAGGATCGCAGAGGATTTATTCAGCAGCCACACAACCGCAAAGCCCCAAAGCGTCACATGAGCGTCAATGCTGAAGTTTTTGACGCCGACGTTCTCCCACGCCACGACGGATGAGTT